GATCCCAGCCCCAGAATCAATGTAGCGATTGCTACGAGGATTGTCATCCGCATAGTAACCTCCTTTGAAAGGCGGTGTTAGGATTCGTTCTTTATCCTCACCGCCAAAAGCCTTCCGCGAAGTCAGGCTTTAGTTGAAAATACGCGCTCCGGATTGGTTGTAGACGCGACGAATCATCGAACGCGTTGGAGAGCCCAGACGATAGCTGGCAGCATTGCCAGCGTTCTTGTTGCGGTTGGTGTAGATCACATGACCTTCCTCACGCAGCTGACGAATCACCTCGCGGGGATTGCCGATGTTCATGCGATTCTCGGCATGGTACTTCGTCAGATTCTTGCCAGTCTTCAAGTAGTTCAAAACACGGGACTTCTGTGTTAGCATTCTTTACCTCATTGTTAGTTCGCGCTCAACGCGAGCGCAGCAGTTCAACCTTTAGTGTACCTCAATATCCATTCAAAGAGTAGAACTTCTTCCTTGTTTCGATCAAGCGGTCGTACATGGATCCAAATGGCTCAACGAACACTTGAGAATCTCTCAGACCATCACACGCAATGATGATAACGATCTGCTCAATTGGTTGTAGTTGGAACGTCAGTTCGTTCCACATGGTCCCATATCCATCACCCTGCATGAAATACGAATCAATCCACTCGCGCTTCTTTGGTTTGCGTGACGTCTTGAAGTCAACCACAGACAGCTTCTCGTCGAACACACCGATCACGTCGGTGGTCCCTGCTATCCTTAGCTTGCGGGAGAACATTTGACACTCAGAGGCATGTAGCTCTTGTAGTCTGGTGTCAAGCACGTCTTTGATACCGAGCCAGTTATCGCGAGCATCAGGCATCGCGGCTCGGAAGGCAGTTTGGAAGCCTTCAACGTTACGGCAGAGATAATGCTCTGCAAGGAGATGGACTTTGGTACCACGTTTCACTGCATGGTTACCAATTCTATTTGCTTCTGCCTCACCTACACGTTCGCGCCACTCCTTCAGTTCGTCTCCTTTATTGACGGACAGAACAGTGGACATGGACGGCAACTTCATGCCGTCCTCTGTCGTGTAGTAGCGAGGACCGTCCCCGTTCACTTGCACAAGTTTGGGGAACTTGTATTCGGACCTTCTATCAACAGCTTGGTGTCTTATGTATGCTGCGTCGAAGGACGGTCTTTCCAGCCGCTGCATCAGGTGAAGAATACCTTGTTGCAGTCACGAAGCTGATCTTCAAGTACACTGGCAACATCATCCAAATTGTCATACAACTGGACGCCAAAGCGATCACACATCACTTCAATGTTGCCACGGCGCCAGAAACCTTGTTCGACACCAACAACAACGCGTGGCTTCTGATCGACACTCTCGCGGTTGGCATCATCCATAGTCTTACCCATGAAGTAACCAAGTTCGAACATCGTGATCGGAGCCTTGGATTCAGCAGTGATGTAGAACACGACGATGTTGGCACGATCGATGTGGTCGATCTCCCAGTTCACTTGACCGGCAAAGTCATCGTTATAGAGGGATTGTTCGCCAGAGAAGACTTTCGAGCGACGAGGATTGTAGAAGGTGACATATTTGTCATCAAACGAGCTAGCACGCTCGATCAGTTCCGATTGCCAGTCGACAGCAGAACCCATGTCGATGGAACCAGCAAGGAACACGCGAAGGTTGCATGCGTCACCAAATCGCGGAGTTGGTGCAGTAATAACTTCGATTGCCATGATATACCTCAAAAGGTGAGGGGACCGAAGTCCCCTCTGGAGATTACAGCCCGAGTGTTTCCACCTTGGCGATGATGTATGCTTTCACAAAATCAGAGCGGACGATGTCAGCCGCTTGGAATTCAACATGCTCGACTCGATTGCCCATTGCATCCAGAACACGGATGAAATCACGGAGACCTTCCTTCTCTGCCTTCTTCAAGTCAGACTGGCGATAGTCACCAGAGAAGATCACCTTGGCCATGTCACCCATACGAGTGGCAATCATGTCAAGTTCTTGGAACGACATGTTACCAATTTCATCAGCGATGACAACTGCATCATTCAGTGTGATGCCTCGAACGAACGAAGTGCTTTCAAACTCGATGATACCGCGTTGAGTCAGAATATCGTAAGCGTCACCGCGATGGAACAACTCATTCACGGCTTCACGATACGGACGTTCAAACGGAGCCATCTTTTCGTCTTCAGAGCCAGGTAGGAAACCTTGGTCACGTGTCTGTACAGAAGAACGAAGAATGACAACCTTACGATATGTCTCGTGTTCAATCACTTCCCTCAACGCAAGGTACAACGCGAGGAATGTCTTACCAGTTCCAGGATAACCATGGAGAAGCAAATTGTTCTCAAAGAACGCTTCGAAGACTTGCTCCTGGGCGAAAGTCTTCGGCTTAATTGTAGAGAGCTCCATTCCAAACGAGTTTGCGTGCTTCTTACCGCGTGGAGTGGTGTTACCTTTTCTCTTCTTTTGTTGTGCCATGAGCACCGATCCTGATTTAGAAAGTATTCAGGGTCGATCCTTTTCGATTGTTGAGACGATTTTTCTTCATGTGCTTCAGCAAATCACGGAAGCCTTCGTCTGGCTTCTTCATACCCATTCTCACTGGATCGCCGATCGGGATAGACCCAGTCAACTGGATGACCCAGTCTGGATTGTCCTCCAGGAATTTCTCCATGGACGACACGGACATCATCTGATTCTCTCGAACCTCCCCTGTCTGCGTGTTTTTGAAATCGTAGAATGGCATGGTATTACTGATTGTCCTCTTGCTCTTTCTTTTCGTAGTGAGCGTAGATCTTCTCTTGCATGTCCTCTTGTGACTTGATGATGTCACAATCGACAAGCGCGTGAGTCAGAGCAAGTGAAGCATTGTTCTGACCCATCTTGTACATCACGTAGCCATACAACGTGGCAATCAACAAGTAGACAAGGAACCACTCGTTCGGCATTTCTCTTCTCCTGTGATGTGTTCAAAGATATTGTACCACGTGTCGGCTACAAAGATCTTATCACTTATGTAGTCCATCGTGTGGTCCGAACGAAGAAGAATTGCGTTCAGTCCGAGTGCGTGACCATCGAATGCGTTTTCAACCTTGTCTTCAACCCACGGAGCGCCGCTGTCTTTCCAACGAGAAAGCAACGCACGCTTGTTGCCATCCATGCCGAGGAAGTGAACGTTCTCTGACTTGACACGGAAGTAGTCATGAAGCAGCCGCTGACGTTGTATCTGCGAATAGACGTCTCCACCAAACGCGGTGATGACGTGCGGCTCATAGCCAAGTTCGCGAAGCTTGTTGACCACGATCACTGATCCCGGAATCGGGAACAGATAGGAAACAGCAGCAGAGCAATTGAACTCATGCACCAACTTGCTGACTTCGGGTCCGGACAACCCGAGACGCTTGGTAAGATTGTACTCAGTGGTGCAGATTTCCTTGATACCACGTTGGGCTGCCCATGCACAGAAGCCACGGTTCCATTGAAGGAGAACACCGTCAGCATCAAGCAACAATGGCCTAGAATTCGTCTTCGTCGTACTCATAACCACACTCGTCAAGTTCATCATCATGTAGGTGTGCAGCGAAGTTGCTTGAACGCAAGGCGTTCTTCATGTGCTTCTCTGCGCGCTTGTTTTCAGGTTTGCGATGCTTCTTCTCGAGAGCCTTATCGCTGTCACGCTTTTGGTCTTGCGTCATGTTCTTACATCAGGTCAGGGAATGCAGCCAGTACCACATCAGCTTTGAGGCCAGCAGGTAGCTTCTTGTCCTTGATCAAGTCAAGGAGCTTCGCGTCATCTGGATGAACGTTGTTTAGCAAATCGATCCAGAGTGTCTCGCGACGATGACGCTTGAGATTGCCGGTGTAGTTGTCGAGGAAGATGTAGAGACGACGAACCTCAGAGTAGAGAATGCCTGGCTCTTCAAATTCAGAAGGCTTGTATGGAGAGTCACCTTCGGGCAAAGCGAACTTGATGTTCGGATCAAGCGCAAGGCGCAAAAGAGTGCGAATCACCGGTTGATTGCATGTCTGCTGGAGAGCAGCAACGCGATCAGCTTTCTTCGCATGAGCACCTGCTTCAGTCAGCAGATGGGAAATTGGTTTCTTCACTACTTGAATCCTATCAGTAGAAATCGTTGATGAGTTCGTGCATGTGCTTGAGTTTCTTCTTGATGAAGTAATTAGCAAGCTGCGCACGACCCTTGCCACCTTGGCTTTCGTACTGTAGTAGAACTTCAGCACGGATAGCTTCCGGGGTGAAAGAGAGGTCGATGAGTTCTTCATTTCGCTTCCAGTTTCGCAGCGGAATGGTGTCGTCGGCAATCAGCTTCTCGATTGGTGTCTTCAGCCAAACCTGAAGCTTGTCATCGAAGATCGCCTTCTGTCGAACTTTGTTGACGATAGAATCGTCAGGCGAGAAGACGTTTGGTACACCATCACCCTTGTCACCGCGAATGATGTGCTCCATCAGATACGCAGCAGGGTTGTCGCGCACGATGAACTTCTTTTGCTTCGGATCAAACTGCTTGACGTTGCGGAACTTCTGCAACTGACCGAAGTCATGGTCACCTGAAAGGATCAGGATGTCTTCCATCTTATCGAACGTCGCGATGATCGGGGAATCATTTTCATCACCGAAGTGGTGACAGAGAACACCGATGATATCATCCGCTTCTGCACCATCGACATCGATCACGCGCCATGGAAAGAATTCCTTGAGCTCTTCGCGAACAGTAGTGAAGCTTTCAAAGATAGTCTTCCAATCCAGTTCCGACTCTTCGCGATTCTTGTGGCGAGTCGCTTTGTAATACGGAAACACCTTCTTTCGCCAGCTTGAGCGGGTGTCGGTTGCGATCACCATCTCGCCATATTCTTTGAACTTGATGCGAAAGGAGCGAAGCTGGTTGAGGATCATGTGCCTCAACATCGATTCATCAAGCTGTGCATTCTGGTGGTTGCCTAGCTGTACGCTGAGATTGGCAATCATCACCTGCTGCAAGTCAACAATAATCATAGGTCCTTTGGGTCATCACCAAATGTATCAACAAACTCGACCGTGAATTCCTGCAAAGGATGGAACTTGTCTTTTGAACGTAGTACCAAACTCATGATTGATTCACGGAGCATGAACCTATCATACGGGTGCGCTTTATCAATATCAACCAGTTCCGTTAGTTCTACGACGATTCTATCTGTGAGTGCGCTGACAGCCGCATGATGAGCCATATACGCCTGCTCAAATTCCTCATGCGGTGTCAGCTGCTTCTTTGGTTTACTGCGAAAGCCTACAACTTCGCCCATGGCGATCTCCAAGAGTGGTTACACTCTTAGTTAGGGCGCTGGAGCGAGGAAGTGCTTCGGGACAGTGAACGAAGGGTAGTTGCCCATCGGGTCCATGGTCACTGACTCGTGCTCGATGCCAGTGTGATTCGTGTCGTCGCGTGCAAGACCATAATCATGATACTTGAGCTCGTACACGCGAGTGCCAGCGGGTTTGCCCCAGCACTCTTGAAGTAGAATGAATGCCTTGGCAGGCGTCGTATCATACGACATCATCACTTTCCTTTTCCTTCACGTTGAAAGCTTTTGGATAATCTTCGTTGTGGTAGACGTGATCAACCGTCAAACCACATGCAGGGCATGCGAAGGCGGAGTGGTCACCGCACATTTCGCAATAGATGCAAGTGTCATCCCACTGATCTGCCTCTGTCCAAACCTTACAATCTGGACATTGAATGACGTCTCCTTCTTTCGGCAGACGCGGAGTGAAGCAGCCCTTGAAAGAAGAATTGAGATGGAAGATGGAGATCTTGTCAATCATCGAGAGCCTCGTTGTAGTCCATCGGTGTCTCGAACAACGGACCAGTGCTCAGTTCGAGCAGACCATCGTCGCGGTTTGGATCATTGGGGATATGGAATCCCATCAGCATGTACTCCTCGCGCTCGCGAAGGATTGCCATGCGGTTCTCGTTGGTGATCTCGCCAAGGAACTTGCCAGTCTGCGAATCGTAGTAGTGAAAAGCGTAGTAACGTCCGTTGCTCATTGGAACACTCGCAGAAGGATGGTTTCGTTGTTCGTCCGCGGAGTCATATCAAACTCCTTGGTGGTCAGGGTCTTGAAGTTCTGAAGGCATCCAGCCTTTGTGGTTGCCGTCATGATAGGCAAGACGGCGTCCGGGTCGCGCAGCTTCTTGCAACGCACGCCGGTATTCAGGAGATTGATGCCCTTCACCTGAATACCCTTGTCGTCGTTCGCCTCGAAGATACTCAAGATGCGAGTCTTGGTGTTGAAGGTAATCAGAGCCTTCGCGCCAGGAATCTTGAGCGGATCGACAGAAGCGACCTTGTACTCAGTCGATTCCTTCTGGAATCGCATCCATTGCACTTGCTTCGCAGCAGGCACTTCCTTCTTCTTTCGCGGCTTGCGCACGACTTCTTTCTTGGCTGCGACCAGCGCGGCGAGATCCTTCTTGAGGTTCATCGCGAACATACCGAGACGCTGCTTGGTGTTCTTCTTGAGATGTCGATACGCCTCATTGAACTGTTCGTCGCGTTCGGTGTAGACCACCAAGAATTCGGTGATCGTACGATCGTAGTGCGACTGAAGCAGTTTGGCGTGTGGTGACGCACAACCCATACGCGTCAGAGCTTCGTAGAAGTTGACATTCTGGTCATCATTGGCGATGATCTTATCGATCACGTCATCAATGAAGTGAACCATCGGTGCCACTTGCGCTTGGGTCTTATCGACCTTCACGACCGGCTTGGGTTTTTCGACGGGAAGACCTTCATCATCCAGTTCGACCGCGTTCGCACCATGGCGAAAGAGAAAAGTCTTGATCTCTTGTGCAAGGCGCTCTGGAATGTCATCGTCGAAGATGGTTCCGTTGCTCAGCATTCGGGCGACATACGCCCACGTCTCGGGGAACTTCTTGCCCTTCTTCTCGGCGATCGCGGTCTGCTCTTTTGAGTAACCGTTCTGCAGCATGTAATTGAAGAGGAAGTCGGCACGCTGTTCAGGTTCAACGCACTGCGCGTACCAATTGAAAGCGCGAATCACTTGCATCTTACCAGGGAACATACCAAGAGTTGGTTCCCCGCCCAGCTTGATCTGGGCAACCGAAACAGCACGTCCAGTGAACTTCTGCTTCTTCGGCTTGGGTGCCTTGAGCACCGCTTTCTTTCCAGCCATCGGGATTGTCCTACAGGGCGGTTGATAGAAGGGAGGTTGCCTCCCACGGAACTAAGTCTGACTCGAACCGCGACCGATAGCAAGCGAACATTGAACTAAAGAATTCAATGTTCTTGGAAGAACCCAAACTTCGCCATGTAGTAGCTGTCAATGATGTCAGACGAAGGGTTCATACCCTTCAATTGATTGATCTGAGTACGAAGGTCGGTGCATCCAGTGTCAGCGATGAATGCTTCCTCCATCTGCTCTTTCTTGGCGTTGCCCTTGGTGGTAGCAAACTTCTTCACGCTCGTGGGCGCGGGAGTGATGAACGGAATCTTTTCCTCCCAAAGGATTTGCTTGAGGACGCCAGTGTTCTCAGCGATGTTGAAGATGAGACCTTTTGCTCCCATCGCGTAGCCTTCGATCACGACGAGGTCTGGTTTCCAGGAACGCATGAGTGATCGGACCCACTCAGCACTCTGACGGAAGCGTTGTTCCTGCGAATCGTAGAAGTCTACATTGTAGTGATGGAATTTACCAGAGCTTTGCAGCTTCTTGCCATCGTTCCTGAAGTAGAATTCGCAGTTGGAAAAAGCCCAGCTGTTGCCTTGATGAAAGCAGACAGCTTGGCTTGTCATCGAGTAGTCAATTCCAGCAATAATCACAGTCGATCCTTGTTGAGGGTACGACTGTAACT